AGTGTTGCGTTTGCACCTTTGTGCTTTTGTTTAAGTTTTTTCAAAAATGAATTGAACCAAAAAATCAAAGATCCGCTTTGTTTGCGGCGAGCATTTCTATTGTTCCAAAATACAAGCATATGTTTATCATCTTCAATTCCAAAATGTTGCTTTCTGAAAGAGGCAATATTCGGATCACTATGCTTAGTGAATAACTCCGAAGGAATCGCGTGGGGAATATATTGTTCTGTTACCTCTGGGGATACCGTTTTTACAATATCGGAAGTCAATTTAGAAATGGTTGCAATTACATCAGTAGAATCATACCAAATTTTATTATACTTTGGATAAGGATAATTATCCCATACATGATAATACACCATAGGGACCAGGGATCTGACTTCGTTTTCAATATCCCATAGCCATGGAAAAAAACGTGGATCAGTCATAAACCATAGAATGTCGGGTTTATGTGATCGAAGAACAGACCGGACGGTTTCGGCGTTTCCATAACCATCGATAGGATATATGACCCAATCATCCCCAAATTCCTCTACTTTCTGAGATTCATAATTTTGGTGTTTCATCGCACCACCAAGACTAATAAATTGGAATTTTCCTGTCTTGAGGAGTTCAACAATAAAATATTTTGTTTGGGTTCCCACACCAGAGGGTGAAAGTGGATGGTCTGATATAGTTAGAATTTTAATCTTTTTTTCGGGTTTCGGTTCTGCCATTAGTCTCCTTAAGGGCACCACTCCGTTCTGTGAAATTCACATTTCGTACAGCTAAGACGATTTTTGGGGTGATTCTTATTATGGATATTATACACGGCTTTATTTAAAACATTAAGAGAATTATTTATTTTTTTTTGTCCGCTGGAAACTCTGAAGATTTCAATCCTGTTTTTCTTGGCTGTACGCTTCAATAATCCAAAATATGTTTCTACCATAGTTGGATCAATATTATGTTTCTTACAAAAGAAGTATTTATAATAAGTGAGTTGATATGTGACCATTTTATCAGTCTTTCGTCTTATATCCCAACCCCAAGAACAAGATTTCCAATCTATGATGTGATATTTTCCATCAGGTGTTTTAATAACAAGATCTAGAAATCCTTTATAATCATAGTCCCCTGGGCTATCCACAATAGGTTCAAATATTTCTTCTTCTGCTGAAATAACAGTATATTGTGGAAATTTGAGATTCAGTGCTTTTAGGACTAGCGCGGCAAGTTCAACACCATGAACTTTCATATCACCAATCATCTTTTGTTCTTTGACTGTTATTTCTTCTAACTTTCCAAGTTCTTCATCGAATGAATTACTGAAAATTTTATCATAATCTTCTGTGTTGTCTAAAACTATCTTTTCACAGGCTTCATGAAGCGCAGAACCAAAAGCCGTATAAACATTTCCTGTAAATCCTTTTAGTTTATCTATGTAAGTCAGTTTGTGATAAAAAGGGCAAAAGTCCCAGTTTTTGAGTGCGCTAAAAGATACATGAGGCATATTAACTCCTTGTGGCATAAGCCAACGTTATAACAATAGTCTATCATACAGAAGATAAGAAGTCAAAGAGTATTTAACTAATTTCATTATATAATTTATTAATCTTGGAGTAAAGCACAGGATTTATATTCTTTATTAAATTGGAATCCCCAAAAAAGTATTCTTCAACACCATTTGCAAAATATTCGCGAATCGAGGTAACAGAATAAGGAGAAATAAATAAATTTGGAATTATTAATGAAAGACGGTCATATCCTATCTCATTATATAACAAATCATCTAATTCATCAACGAGATCAGAATCAAAAAAGATATTTCTAGAAAAATAAAAGCCTTCATGATTTAATAAAGAAATTAGCTTATCTTTTTTAGCCTTAAATTCATTTTGTACTAAATTATCACCATAAATTTCATAGTCCATCTTTTCTTCGAAGGCATGTGCTAATTCATGACAAATATTTCTAGTAATTAACTCTTCAGATACATACTCTATATTTTTATAAGAAGATAAATAAATAACATCATCTTTAAACATAGCTTCAATATTTCTTTCTTCTAATTCTTTAAAATCACCTATATAGATTCCATCTATAAGATTTAAGATTTGTGAAGGAACGTTTTTCTCTAAATTCTTAATAACGTTATTGAAGTCAATATCACTTGGAAGCTTGTTGATAACAACGACAGGTATAAGGCCTTTTAAAAGAGAGAATTCATTTCTGTTTTTTAATGCGTGAGATGAACTGCTTTTTATATAATCTTTCATATATTTAAATAATGTATTTTAATTAATACCATGTTTTGCAAAGTCTGTCAAGTTAAAAGTTAAAGATTTTTTGCACACAAGGTTGCAACCTTACTTCTTTCACCTTTAATAAATGTAATGTGACCTGTGATATCAAAATATTTTAATTTTTCAATTACATAGGTTAAGCCGTTTGTAGTCTCATCAATATTCACATTATCTATTTGTTCAATGTCACCAGTCAAAACAATTTTAGTTCCTTCACCTACTCTAGTAAGTATAGTCTTTATTTCGTGCCTTGTCAAGTTCTGGCACTCATCAACAATGATATAAGCATTCTGAATGGAACGACCACGAATATAAGTTAGGGCTTCAACTTCGATTATTCTTTTATCCATATACGACTCTAACATTAAATTATCATCACCAAATAAGAATCTTAAATTATCTTGAATTGGTGCTAGCCATGGCACCATTTTATCTTCTAGAGTTCCAGGCAAATAACCAATGTCTTTTCCCATGGGTTGTACTGGTCTAGAAACAATTAATCTTTTGTATACAGAGGATTCTCCCATTATTTGTTGCAATCCCGCTGCAATAGCGCATAAAGTCTTTCCGCTTCCTGCTTTACCAATAAGAGAAACCACAGGCACCTTTGGATCTAAAAGTAAATCCAACGCGCAATTCTGTTCTTTATTTTTTGGTGCTATGCCCCATCCATCTGATTCTTTATGTTGAGGAATTTTTTTAAATTCTGTATTCTCATCAATGAATCGAGTAATCGCTGTTTTCTTTTCATTTGAAGAAGACACAAGCATTACATATTGATTGGGATATAGTTCAGCTTTATCATCTATCGCATTATAAAGATAAACATTTTCGCCTGTATAGAAGCGGTCAATTATTTGATCATCCACAAGTAGTTTTGTAAAACCACCATACAATTCAGAACTTTCCTTTATAACATTTTCGCTACTATAGTTTTCTGCACTCACTCCAATAGCATCACACTTGATTCTTAGATTAATATCATTGGATACTAATATCACCTTACGATTTGGAAACTCTTTTATAAGTGTAAGTGCGGTGGCAATAATTTGATGATCAGCAGTATTGGGATTATATCCAGAAGGAAGTTCTGATAAATCTGGTGTTTTAGTAAAGACTAAGCCCAGCCCCTTTCTAATTCGAATCCCTTTTTGAAAATTTCCTCTATTTCGTAATTCGTCTAGAGTTCTAATAATTCCTCTAGCATTCGCACCTACTCCATTTAGTCGTTTTTTATTATTATCTAATTCTTCTAATACTACGAGGGGAACGTATATATCTCCGCTTCCATAAGAAAAAATTGAATTATAATCTGTGAGGTAAACGCTCGTATCAAGAACATAAATCTTTTTTGCCATATATTATTTCCGTTGTTTATTTATGGAACTGATAGGTCAGCCCATAATGATAAATAGCCAAGCCGTTTGAGATTTCACTTTATAGTTACTTTGTATAGGAAAAAAAAATAATCTTGAAAAGTGCGGTCGCAAAATTAGTTCTTTCATTTATGATGTTCATTACTTTTATAGGGTGTGCATCATGTGCAACAAGCACCATACTATTTGGACCAGGAGATTTATTCAGAGATAAAAGACGTTCATTTATTAAGATTGATATTTATAAAAACATCTATTTAACAAAAACCTCCTCTGCGATAAACGAAGCAAATTTAGAAGAATATGAAATTGATTTGCGCTCATCAGCTTCCGGCTTTATTGTTGGACACGATAGAGAAATTACTCTCGTAGGAACTTCAGCACATGTCTGTAGTATTCTATACGACAATCAAATAAATTATTTTGTGCAGGAATATTCACCTAGAGATCCAACGTGGGAAATGACCGAAAGAGCTTCATATATTTTAAACGATTATAAAGGCGAAACATATGCGGCAATTCCAATTGCTTTTGATTTCGAAGCTGACATTTGTATATTAGGTTCAGCCAAGATTTCGCGCCCAGCATTGAAAATTTCCAATTCTAAGCCAACAATTGGAGAGAAGTATTATAACATAGCCGCCCCTATGGGATTATGGTCTTCTAAAATGATCCCGCTATTTGAAGGATTTTATTTGGGTAGAAAGAAGGTTCGTAGCAAACACAAAGCTTCTTATGTCTTTTCTATTCCTGCTATGGGTGGATCTTCAGGCTCTCCAATACTGAATAGTTATGGTGAAGTTGTCGGAGCATTACACTCTGCTTATAGAGGGTTTGAAAATTTGTGTATGGCTACCACAAATAAAGAAATTTACATGATTTATCGTAAGTCTATGAAAAAACTACTAAAAGATTATGAAAAATACAAACTTATCATCGATATTGTAAATATTTAATATACTACGTGAATATCGACTTCGTGACTGGACGTACCCTCTAAATCAATTGCTCTAGATTTGCCATTAATATCTTTTATGATTATCACACCCTCATCGTTATGTGGGTCAACTTGGTAATTAGTTATTTCGGCTGGACCTTCGCAAAAAGTTTCCTTTGTGTTGCGATGTGTGTATAGTAAAAAAACTTTATCTCCGATGTTCATAATAATACCTTACCATAAATAGGATCTAAGATCAAGAAAAATAAAAAAAATAATGGAGGTGGCGGGAATCGAACCCGCGTCCTAAATGTTTTAATAGTTTGTGATATACAAGGTTAAAGATTGGTATAATAAAGCACGGTTTATTGGATAACAAGGAAAACCGTAAAAACCCCGCTTTGATTGCTTACGCAGCCAAAGTTAATGCAACATTATCGTTAGCAATTATTTGTTTTAAGCCTTTTAGTGTTTGCTCATACACCCTTGCACAAATCTATCTCGACACCCAGTCGAATCCAGTTCACCCCCGTAGTAATAAGTATATTATATCACGATTATTTTAAGAGTTAAATCAATAATAAAATAATTGTTATTCTATTTCTTTATTGAATTTGTTAAGAAAGTATTCTTTCTTTGTTTCAGAAACTCGTCAATAATGTAGAGTATATGAAATAACTTTGGATAACAAATAACTACTATTCTATTTCTTTATTGTACATGTTGAGAAAGTTCTCAATCCTTTCTTTGAGTCTCGTTCGGTCATAATCAAGCGGTCCTTCAGCAAGCCATTCTTCCTCAACAATATCACAGATTTTATCAACATCAAAAACCAAATCCATAACTCCTGCTTTTGCAGCTTGGTCGCTTTCTTCGCGGCTGAGTTCTTCTTGTTCAAATCCGTTATCAATGAACTCAATCGTCATTCCACCTTGCCTTTTCCATCGCCCATAAATGTCACCAAAAGTATCTTGCAATAATCGAGATAAACTTTCAGATTCTTTATGTCTAAGATCACAACCATCATCGTCTTGGAATACTGACTCATATTCGTCGGCCTTCACCAGCCATCCATTATTGATACGTCGTATTGTATAAAGTTCGTTATATTGTTCGGATTCTTCTTCCATCATTCAAAGAGTATAGCAAATTATGAAGGATCTGTCAAGGTGAACTTCACAACTCGATCAAGTTGCCATTATTTAATGAGTTCCCTTCAAAATCGCCATCTTTTGCAATCGTTCCATTACTAAAGATTGTTTTATATTTTGATAATCTTAATGTTCCCGCATTTATAATATCTTGGAAGTTGTGAATGTGTCCAAACATCATAAGCTTTGGCTCAATTGCCAAGACTTTTTTTCTCAATGCGGAACATCCACATTGTTCCAAATTATTTTCATAATTTATTGTTAGATCCAAGATACCCTTTGGTGGTCCGTGAGTTATTACAATGTCCGTGTCGTTTGGGATTGTTTTCCAAAGACGATTTATTTTATTTCTGGGTTTCATGAAAGCCCAATCGAAAAATGTTGGTGTATATGGACTTCCCCAGATTTTATAACCATCGATCTCTATCGTTTCATTAAACAAATAATGAATGCCTTTGTCGTCAAAGATTTTTTTTGTAATCAGTCCTTTTTCAATTGATGTATCATGATTTCCAGCAACAAAGACTTTGTGCTTTATATCTATTTCGGAAAACCAATCAATAAAGTCGTGGACTTGATATTCATTAATAAATGGATCTCTTGATATGCTACAATCACCAGAAAAGACAACTAAATCTGCTTTTGGGACTGTTAAGAAATCGTGAAATCCGTGTGTGTCGGAAATGTGATAGATTATCATTACTGTGCCTCTGAAAGTAGTATTATGACAGATTAAGTTTTTTTTGTAAATGAAAAGCGAATGGCGGGGTTCGAACCCGCAACTTTCAGCTTGGAAGGCTGACACTCTGCCAGTTGAGCTACATTCGCAAAAAACAACAAGATTGTGACTTTTTCACAGCCACAAAGCTAGGCTCGTTTTAACACTAACATAAGTTAGTTTGGCTGGCTTCAACAGAGCCATTGAAGCACCATAATATTATATAAAAAAACTGCTTTATCTTGTTGCCCATAACCTAATCTCTATTCTAAACGCCATTGACATCTTTGTCAAGTGTTTGTTCAAAATAGTTATCAATCTTATATCTATTTATAGTTTTCTTCATAGCTAATTCGTTCAAACCAAGAAACCTTGCAGCCTCTCGCTTCGAACGTGTTGCGGATAAAGCATACTTTAATACCGCATCTTTTACAATGTTTGGGATAGAATACCAAAGTGGTAATCCATATAATTTTTTATTAAAAGCCGACTTCGCTGTTAGTTCCAACTTTAGACCAATAACTTCTTCAAGGGAAAGAGCATTAAAAATAATTTCAAACTCTTCACTAGATTTTCCTTGTTTTCTTAATCTATTGGAAATAGAATAGTCTTTATTCCGTCCATCATTTCTTTTCAGATTCGCCATTAGCTACACCTAGTATACCATAACCCGCGATGTCTTTAAACGGATTTTCTCCAAACGCATCTTTTTGAGTTGCAATTCTAAACAGCTTGTCAATGATGCGAGTAATAGCCAACATATCTTTATATTGATTTGGTTCAATTCCATTTGGATAAAGAATCTTTAAAATTTTTTCTGACTTCAGGAAAGAACTTCCACAAGCAGCATCTTTATCGTCAACAAACTTACCAATTTCAGTAGCAATTTTTTCAAATTTCATGAAGTTGAGGATACTATTCTTATAGATCGAAGTCAAGCTCTTCTTCGTCACCCTCTTCTTCAATTCCAAGATCTTCTTCTTCACTAGCTTCTGCATCAATTTCTTCTTCATCGGATTCTGCTTTTTCTTCCTCATATTCATCAGTTGTCGGTTCAATAACTTCACCGAGTTCTTTTTCCCACTTGTCAAAATAAAGTTTTAGATTTGTAATCAAATAATCTTGGAAAGTTTTTTTATCCTCATCATCACTTAAAGTATTGTATGATTCTAAGATTTGTTTTTCTATGGAGTCAAACGATTGCGAAGCTAGTTTTGCTCCGGTTGCGTTTGCTTCTTCTTCTTGGGTTCCAATACTTTCTTCTTCCTCGTCGCTCTCGATGTCGGGATCAATATCAATAAATTTATCATCATCTGTTATATCAATTTCGATTTCTTCATCAATCTCGATAAACTCTTCACCGGCTGTTCCATCAGCACTCATTTCTGTAGCTTGGCTATTTATATTCGCGGTTTCTAAAGCAGTATTGACAGAAGAAACTAATTGAGAACGAAAAGAGTCACGTTGTTCCTTTTTAGTAGTCAAAGATTTATAGTCTTGCTCAATCCCAGGAAGGATGCTTTTTAGAAGATCTTCCAGAAAATTAATAGCAGTGGAAGCATGTGGCACTCGGTCTGCTTCGCTTTCGAGAATAAGTTTTTGAATAACTCCTCGCAAAACATTTTCTTTCACCTTTGCTTTTTTATCTGCTTTGGCGATGATCTTGCGTATTGCCTCTCTTAGAATTGTCTCTTTTATAAAAGTGTTCCTATCAATATAGTGTTCTTTAATTTTTTTAGTCATAATGCTCCAAGCCTTTTTCTTATCTTTAAGATTCCTTAAAGGTATATATTTAGCAAAAGATTTAAAATCGTTATTAGCGATAATCTCTCGCATTTGAGTTCCTGATATTCCACCACCAAACATAGGAGTATTTATCATTTCTACAGATAAGCCCAAGTCTCTTTTATCTGCAAATTCCTGGGCTCTATCGAATCGGGTATCAGTCTGGTCCTTTTCGCCCTTTCCTAGAAAAACAGTATCTCCACTATTCAAATTCTCTAGATAATCGTATACTGAACCTACAGGAGAATTTTGATCGGATATCATTACCGACATTCTGTCGCCGATGCCATTGGTTTTTATATAAAGTTGCCATAACTTTAAAGATTGATCGGCGTTTATCTCTACTGTGTTCTTTTTATCCGTGGAATATCCCTTGCGTGGTAGGGGAGAAATTATTATGATAACCTCATCTGCTCCGCTTTCTAATAAGTGTTTCGCTCCCAAAAAATGACCAGCATGTGGTGGCTTGAATCCACCAGGATGAATGCCTATAGTCTTTCCAGATTCTTGTTCTAGAATAACTTCTTTTTGTAGGGCTGGGATCTTTCCACGACCATATTTAAATATTCCTAATATTTGATTTGCAGGCGCAAAGTTTCCTGTAAATTTATAGGTCACACCATCCCAATCAAATACAAATCCTTCGGTGGCTGTACTGATATTTTCTGCTTTACCAATCTTTTCTAAATGCTTGCGAACAACGTCCATCACATCATCGCGATTAGAACCGTTGATCGCATCTATTGCCGTTCCAACCTCACCAGCCAAACGTTTTACTTCGGCATCATTATCCAAAATAAATGCACTCTTTAATCCTCGCAACATTTCCACAGAGAAGTCATGAATTGTTTTCTCTAGTGGACCAATCACTTCTCCCATGATTTTCTTTCCACCCTTCACGAAGGAATTTATTTCTGCTTTTGCTTCTTTATCAAGTCCCTTGGTAATAGTAGTAACTTTGATTCCCTTTTCACCAGCGATTCTCCGTATCAACATGTCTTTGCGCGCATCATCGAGCATGGGAAACTTATTATCAATTATAGGCGACAACCTCGCAGTTACAAAATCACCAATAGTGCTTTCGTCTGAAAGTCCAACACTAGAGATTATTTTATTTATGCGCTTTCCGGCTTTTATGAGAGCGGCATCGCTATCAAGGCTCTGTAAATTCTTGATGGCATTCATTTGGACAGTAAAGTCTTCGGCCGCTTCGGACTGTTGAATATTTTCTAGTGCGTTTTGTAAAACAGCCACACTATTGGATACATCAGTATCTTTTATATTTCCAGTTTCACGATCAAATTCAGAATGCCCTTTCTGGTGGATAACCAGGGACCGAGTATCATAGTTGATAACGTTTGGATTCGCCGGGTCCATAATTTCAGCATTATAAAAAATATTGGCGTCTTCTCCAAAAATTTCTATTTGTTCTTCGGTGGATAACTGGCTTATTACCTTTTCAAAGGCATCAAAAGAATCAACAAACGCTTTTTCTAACGTTCCGCGATCAGCAAACTTACTCGCAAGTTGCATAGCGTCCATTCCACCTGTTTTTATGTTGCCTTTATTCCGCGCCGCCTTCGCTTTGCCGTCTTTTACAGAATAAGAAATAAAAAGGTTTTGACCATCGGTCTTTTCTGTACCGAGTAGCTCTCCACTCGACGCAGTATCAAAGATTTTTTTTATTTCACCAAAGGATAAATCTGGATTATCATATAGGTGATTGAGATGACCGTATAATCCACCCTCTAGTAATAGCGATGACATTTCTATTCCTTTGGTATGTCCTGTTCTTTTAGTAATAGATTTTCTTCTTGAAGTGTTTGTTTTTCTCGCTGTAAGCGATTAGATGCTTTTCTAATTTCATTCAATTGGTGCTTCATAAGCTCGATCCGCTTGCTCTCTATCATGGATCTGGGCTTAATCATTCCTAGGCTTTCCTTGAGAGATTGAACCCATACGCTAATATCCGGCGTGACGCCTTCATTAAGTATAAATTCTTTCCACCGATTGTTGAGATCATTAATCATTTTTCTTGACATATCCCCAACGATTCATCAGTGCTTCGTTTGTTTGGTGACGCGCTTTCTCACGAATGTCATAAACTTCTGGAAAGAAAGTAGATTCGGATTGAATTTCTTCCTCGCCCGCCTCGGCAGCTTCCACTGAAGCCCCTGCACTCTGCTCTGATGCCTCTGCTTGTTCTTCTTCTGCATTGGCTTTGGATGAATCAATCCCATCATCATCCTCTTCCTTGATGGTGATTAGCATTTCTTTCACCAGCCCACGAATAACCTCGCGTAGTTTTGTTTCTTTGTCTTCCATTAGTTTTTCTCCCATAAATGAAGTATCAGTAAATAGTTTCGTACTATCATTACGTTTATAATTATCTTCCCAGTCCCGAAAGATTAGATTGCCTGTTTCATAGGCTTCTCGTTCCATTTCCCGCAAGTGACCATCTTCTTGCGCGTATCCTTCTATGGTGGCTATGCCTTCATTAAAATCTCCGCGACAATTTTGGGAATGATGAACTAATTCATGTGATAAAGATCTCATAATATCTTTGACATGACGACCTTGAGTATATAATCCAATTTTGTGGTTAGCCGGATCATAATAAGCCGTTTTACCAAGAGGATTATTAGAGTTCTCTTCGTTTGTTAGAATAACAATTTTGGCATCAGGTTCAAATCCCAATGTGTCCTTAGAAGCTTCGTATAAACTTTTCATCAAAGGTTGTACTGCCGAAAGCCGGTCGAATTCATTCTTCATCACTATAAATAGTTTAGTAAAGAAGGAAAATCATATATCCCCACCATATCATCAGCAATCCATAAACAAAAGTAAATAAATACAGAATAAAAGGAATTATTTTGGTCTTATTGCATTTGTAAAGAGCCCAAACACAAAAATTTACAACAACGAGTTTATAAAAAATGAAAAGGTAGTGGTTGCTTTGCAATAGCGAATCCATTAAGGGATTGGTTTCGCATAGAGCACCAAATTTTATGTATTTTAGCGTAAAAAATGCGTCAATTGCGTTGAAGACTGTGAGAAGTATCAACGCAATTGGTAATCGCATTTTTTTGGAAATTAGCACTATAATTTTATGATGATACAGGAATCCACTTGATCTTCGGGAAGGTCATCATTCTCAATGTGCCTTAGAGGTGGTTCGGGCAAAGGAGCATACAAGCGTTCGCGATGATCTACTAATCTTTTTTTGCGCTTGCGCTCCTCTTCGATCAAAACTTCGATTGGAACGTCTTCCCAAGGTTTTTTTCTATTGCCCACATTTGTAACTATATCCCAAAACATACAACCACCTTTTTTTTATGATTCTTTTTGTATTTCCGATAACATAAAGTTTTCTGTTGAACCATCTGTTTTACGAATACGAGCAAATAGAAACTGACGTTCCGCGCTTATATTCTCATTATAAATCTTTATTATATACCCATATTCTTTGGTGCTACCAAGGTTAACCCATGAAACTAAATCGCCAACCTTGAAAAGACCTAAATATCGACTACCAAAAGCATCATTATCTTCTACTTGTTTGCCCATTGAATATAGGTATAAACACACTTGGCTGTTAAGTCATTATACCTCTCCTCACTATAATATAGTGATAAGCGATCTGCTAGTTTCTTTCCTCGTCGCCATGCTTCGAGTTCTTCTGATATACAATCCACTTTATATTTTGGGCTCCGTGCTAACTGTTTATTGGTGGTTGCATAAGCGTACATCTTTGCTGTGGCTGGATATGCTTTCTCATAGTTTTCCCAATTTGATTGAATAAGAAGATGTCCACATTCATGCAATAAAGAATAAAATTGTTTTTCTATTCCTTGGCGTGTGTTTATATTTATATGCTTGCTAGATGGCAACATTTCGTCTTGATTAAGATAATTTAGATCAAGTGTCCACCCCTTCTTGTCGAGCCACGTTATAATCTCGCTCATTCCGGCTTCAAATAGTTTCTTTTCTAAGTCCTTGTCTAATACAGTCATCGCCCCTCCTAATTTGGGTAATACTATTATGACAGAGAAATTCCTGAAGGTCAAGGAGATTAGTTTATTAGGAATTTTTTAGTTTATTAAGTTAAGGATTGCAATAAATAGAGTCAGAGCCGGATACTAAATCAACAATATCCAAAGCCCCACTTACAATTGTGCCATCAATACTTCCAACTTGATCGGCAACTGTTCCACCATTACCGGATATGTCGCCGGTTCCATCGCCCATTCTCCACCAATGATCCAAATCCGTCGAGAGTACCGATGTATCTAAACATAATGGCTTACCATCGTTCCACAATGTTCCTGTAATTTCTGATAGTGATAAAGTTTTATTCCATATAGCAAAATCAGCAATTTTAGTATTTACAACTCCGCCAAAAGTGTTTTCCAATCCCGCCGAACCGCTCCAAGCACCCAAATATGATTTTACCCCTACTGGAGCATCACTATAAGCAGTCACACTGTAATCTGAAGTAAAATATCCATTCGCAGCGGAACTTGAAACAACGGTAATTCGAGGGGTAAGAATTCCAGCACTTTGCGAAAGTTGAAAGACACCTAAATTCCATTCATTATAATTTCCCTTGACAACTCCATTCGATGTATCTCCACCTAAACGCATATTCCAATTTGGTTTTGCATTGAGTCCGTTTATGGAAATAAGGTGAGAGGCGTCGGTCGGTGACACTCCATCGGCCCATCCTCTAATATAAAGACCTATAGTATCCGATCCCGCCACTTCCATATTAACCCAAAAAGCCATTGTCCAGCCATCGGGAGAATCAGTAGAATTATTTTTATAATTCAAACTTGTTCCAAGATCTAAATGGCTTGTTGAGCCGTCCACGGAACTACCACTTAAAGTTTTCGTATTAATACAATCACAATCTGATGGAGATACTTCATTACAACCGGATATTTTGGGATATGACGGAACTTGACCATCAGGAAAAACGAGATAAGGAACGCAGCGACCTCGCAAGTTCTGCGTCCCTTGATGACCAAACCCGAATGGCGCGGTAGTGGCTCCATTTTTAAAAGTTCTTTGTTTTATAGAACTAGATAAGGTAGTTATTGTATAGTCGGAGGAATTTGACATATACAATAAATAGTCGGCTAAATCTTTACTTCACGTTTCTAAATGCACAATGTATTCCGCGAAAAGCTCTGCGATCAATCTTTAATTGAACACCCTGCGCGTCTAGAAAGCTATAATCTAAAATTGCGTCTCCACAACGTTGGATAATCTTTGCTGCGTCCGCTTTTGTGCTATAAACCCATACAAAGCCTTCTTTCTTATCGGCATTTGCATCAATAATATGTGATTCGCCTTCTGGACCACCACCCTTGCCCTTATAGTAAGCGGCAATCTCTTTTAGTGTTGGTTTCTCGTCTGTTAAGACTCCCCATGCTTTCTTTTTATCTTTTGACATAATTTTCTCCTAAAATTTCTTAATTAATGACTCTACAGCATGAGCTGTAGCTACAGCATCACCTAAAGCCGTGTGACGGTCTTTATCTTCAATCTCAACACCGGCAGCTTTGAATAAAGCATCACCGGACGCTCTATACCCTTCCACTTTACCAGAAAGCATCAAAAATTCCAAAATAGAGCAAGTATCTATCGCTCTATCGCGAAAGTCGTTGCGATATTTCATTTCTAAACCGGCATGACGATAAAGGCGCTTTGTAAATGCAATATCAAAGGCAACGTTATGACCAACAAGCTGAATTGCTTTTCTGTCTTGGCCAAGTCGCTCATTTAGGGCATTCTGGATCTTCTTTACGACGATATATGGTTCATCGGCGATATGAATCTTGTTCATATCAATTTTATTAACTTTTAGTGCTGCTTCCTCAACATCAATGAAGTGTTCTTTGATGTATAGATCAAAAACCGGTTCAATTGTCTTTCCTGGTTCCCACAATACCCCCGCGATGCTTAAGATACTGTTTTTTTCTGGATCTAGACCACCTGTTTCGGTATCTATCACCAAATATTTTTTATTCTTCATATATCTATAGTATCATACTGAAGCGACTTGATCAATACTTTTTTCCTCTATCTTTTTATTAACAATTAGGGTTTCTATGCTTGAACACCGACCCTTGCAGATCTCAAAACTATCAGCCTCTAGCTCTATCCCCACAAAGCCGAAATTGCCCTCTAATGCCGCTTGTCCGGTCGTACCACTCCCCATAAATGGGTCCAGTACGACCCCACCAGGAGGCGTTACAAGATTTATTAAGTATTTCATTAATTTAAGAGATTTCACGGTGGGGTGTTTGTTATCAATTGTTTTATTTAATGTTTTCTCTTTTTTTGAAGCTTTGGAGCAATAAAAGAACCGATTTTCTTCGCCTAATTGTTTTACCGCGCAATCGTCTTCACACTCCCAAACAGCAATTGTTTCTGGTCCTTGATCTTCTATTTCATAAGGATGTCCCGCTCCATTTCCAAAAGGTTTTGCTCCATCGGTAAATCTATTGATTGTATAACCTTTTCCTTCTTTGGTTCCAACTTGTTTACACTCTGGTTTATGAGATAGAATAAGATTAGCAGGAAAACGACCCTTTGGTTGTTCATACTCCCCTGCTCCCCCTCTATTGAAAGAGTTCGTCGTATCGCGGAATAAATCAGCAGTAATGCCTACGTCTTCCTCTGCTTGCTGCGCGGGGTTTTTAGCGTATGCTCCACCATTAAGATTATCTGTGGTGGTTATTCTGCTCGCATCAATGTTAATTCCACCTGTCCCGTGTTCTAAAACATTAGCAGCAATAGTCTTTTCTGATAAAGGTTTTCTTGCTAAAATCCAATGTTCGCTTGCGGGCTTTAAAGCTGTTCCCCATCCTTCCCATTGTTTAGCCTTTTGGCTTGTAGCGACTGTCAAATTATACTCAGGCTTTAAAGAGTTTTCGGCGCGACCCTGCGCTGTGCCGTTCCATTCTGGATTCTGCTTGCCTACTCCTTTGGCGATACCGATTACAGTTGGTTTTACGCCCGCTGACTTGTCTATCGCTTTACTTATGTTTTGAGACTTTGGAAATCCACTTCCAAAAATGTGTGTAACAACATCCCTGATTTCAAAGTTTGCGTTTTCAATTGCCGTAGCAGTCCAATGACTTGTTCTGGGAATAGCCCAAACTAAAATGTGGGCTCCTGGTTTAAGAGTTCGAAAAGCTTCGGTCATAATAGATTCCAACCAAGCAATCCACTGTTCGCGACCACCCTTATCTTTGTCCCATTTTTTGCCCATAAACGAAATACCTGCTGGCGGGTCAGTTACCATCGAGTCAAAAGAGTTGTCCGGTAACTTCTTTAGAATTTCCAAAGAATCACCGTTTATAAGTGCGTTTGTCATAAGAGTATATTAGCACACTTGGGATCAAAAAGAAAGCAAAAAAAAGGGGCTTTCGCCCCCAAAAAAATATCTTTTTTTACCTAATTTTTATTATAGTGATATGCTAAGTCCAACTCCCATGACATGAGTGTTGGAAGTGGTATTTCCCAAAGTAGTATCAAGCAAGTAGAATGCATTTATG